GATTTGGAGCCTTTGGGTATGATGATTTCATAACTTCTAGTGACTTAAAGAAGAAAAAATCTTATTTAGCCAGACATAGAAAAAATGAAGATTGGACTAATCCTNAAACAGCAGGNGCATTGTCTCGCTATATTTTATGGAATAAACCAACTCTAGAAGAATCTATACGAGATTATGTTAAAAGATTTAATATGCATTTAGAATAAAATGGATTCTACTACTTTGTCGGCATTAGCTATTGGATCAATTGTTCTTTCAGTTGGTGGAACTATTCTTGCTTATATAAATCATAAGCGTATCAGATCTAATTGTTGTGGAAAAGAAGTTAGTGCTTCTCTTGATGTAGAAAATACAACTCCTCCAACAGAAAAGAAAGAAGCATTTGTTCCAGACAATAAGACTTAAAAATAATACTTGTTAATTAATAAAATGCATGTTTCTTATATTGCTTTTCTTGAAGAACATTTGAATTATTTGATTGCACGTCTTATGGCTGCAAAAGATGAAGAACAAAAAGAACTTATTTACTCAATTAAACGTGTTAGAGGCATTTTAAATGATGAAGAATTCAAAAAATTAAGTAAAAATGAATAAAAAGATGGATTTACTGAAAAAACATGTGAAAAAGCAGTAAAATCATCGATGATTTTACATAAAAATCCATGTGTTTTTCGTATTTACATTAATTTCTCATATAAACTAATTGGGCTAGTGGTAACACCGTGGTTATGAGACTTAAAACAAAGTTCATGAAACCGAAATATGCCCAATTAATTATTGCTTAGTAATAAATGGAAATTGTAGGTGGTGAAAAATATGATCATAAGAAAGAAGATTGTCCGTATGTTCTTAGTTTAGCTTTGCAAAAGAAATATAATCATATTCCAAAACTTGGATGTATGCTTTCTGATTCTTATTTAAAATCTAAAATTCGTGGTGGTCTAAAAAAACATGGTATGAAACTTAAGCAAATATATTCTAGTATTCAAAGACATATTAATGAATCTGAAATTATTCCTTTGCTCACCTATTTGTTTGAAAATGAGAAAGATGGATTTATGGTACTAGAACATAATAATCCTAAAGAGACAAGACATCTATTTGCGTTTCTGTTTAATCATAAACACCAAACTTTAGATTTCTTTGATTCTTATAATAAAACAAGAACTCTCTTCACTTTACGTTTAGACAAAAACAAAGTGAAGAAGTTTTTAAATGATGTTTTTCATAAATATTTTAAAGATGAATTTTTAATTGAGAAGTGTTATGAATTTAATTACATGTAAGCACTCATGCTGTGGGCACCTCCATGTCTGCGTCCACCCATTGCACCTCCATGAGCACCTCCATGACGTCCACCATGTACACCACCATGAGCACCTCCCATAGCACCACCATGAGCACCACCATGACGTCCTTCACCAACCATGCGATCAAGAGAAGCATCAGGGGAATGAGGAGGAGCACTGAGAATGTCCTGTTCAGTGAGTACACCCTTAATAATACGAGAAGAACCCTTAATAGTTTCAAAGAATCCACTAGAAATAGGTACAGTGTATACATTAACTGCATTCTGTGCAGAGCCAGTAAAGTTCTGTACATTGAGTGTGTATTGAAGAGTAAAGTTACCTACTAATCCTGGTGCTTGTCCAGCGGAAAGTGGGAAATCACGTCCAGGACGAAGTACTAGAGGACCACCAACTAAACCAACTTGACCACCAGATGCAGGTAAAGCACCAGTACCATCAAGAAGTAAACTAGATGCAAAAGGAACATTACCAAGTCCAGTCCATTCAGACCAATCCATGTCTACACCATTACGAACAGACATTTGGTATAGCTGTTCTTGAGTCATAGTAGAAAGAAGACCAGAAAAGTTGTCAAAGTTTAGAGAAATACTAGTAACAGGAAGAGACCAATCACCTTGGGTTACACTAGAATAAGCAGCAGGCTTTACATAGATTACAAGCAGATCAGGAATGTTAGGAAGAGTAATAGTTTGAGAAAGAAGTTGAGTAGGAGCACTTAGNTAGTTTGTAGAAGAAGGTACAGCAGTTCCAGGAGATGCAATATAACGAGGGAATTCCATATAAGGTACAATGCTCTTAGGAGGTAGAGGAATGTCGCAATTCCATACCGCTCCTTTCGGAGTATTTATTCTTGCTGTAGGTAGCAAGACGGAGTAGACCATTTCTTCTGCTGTCATCTGAGATTGTCAGTCTCATCAAGCACTTTACCGTATGGCCGTTCAGGTTCTCCACTGCCTAACATAATGGCATAGAGGAGCTTCCACCCACGTTACCCAATCCTATTCATTCTTAACCATTGGGAAGCGTCATTAACGCTGTTCTCTCTTCACCTTTCGGTTAGAGATGGTAGAATAGGCTCTAAGGGACTTCGTAGTATGATGTTGATTCATCAAGATAAATGAGCACTGCCTTTTTAAGCAGCACAGCCCCCGAAATTAAGGGAAGGAGTCAAGAATTGTACACTTAGAGCAGGTTTAGAAACCCACAAACTATTACCAAAACCAGTAGTACTCCATGTGGAAGTAGTAGTACTAAATGGTTGAATAGTTTGTCCAAGAGAATCTACTACAGACTTAGCAGTAGCTACACGGAAAGAACGAAGAGGAGTAGGTGCCATGTTCATTTGTACTTGGAAATTCTGTACACCAAATAGACCAGTAGAAAGTTCATATTGGTCAGAAAAGATGAAAGGAGGAAGTAGAAGCTTTTCTACAGATGCAACTACTACATAGAAAATCAAAGTAATACTGTCACCTGCAGCAAGTAGAGCATCAAGTACAGGTTGACCATTCACATATTGTACATTACCAACAACAGTTGTAGTAGTATTAACAGGAACTGGGGTATTACCTGCAGGAGTAGTAGCATAATAAAATCCATTAAATCCACCATTTGGTACATCATCAGATGCAGTAGTTTGTGCCCAAGTTAGAAGAGGAGAGTTAGTTACTGCACTAGAATCAGGCATTACTGCATAACGATCCAACATAGTAGGACAAGTACGTTGACGTCTAGCATCACGCATGTCAGCAAGACGGAGAACTTGAGGAAGTACATCTTGGGTATTTACAGTTACAGTAGCATCGTTAATAGTTGCAGACATTTGAGACACAGATTGGTGAAGAGGAAATGCAGAAGGAGCAATTAGTCCTTGAAGAGGAGTCTTAGCAGGGATTGCAGCTCCACTAGGAGCAGTTAAAAGTACAGTTACAGTAGAGCAAACAGAACCAATCCATTCTACAGCTCTGTCAACAAAAACATTTTCAGAAGGAACTTGGACGTTGAACTGACAAGAAGTAGAATCTGCAGTTTGAGCTTGAAAGGAAACATTTGAAATAGACAAAGCTCCCTTTTCAACTGCATACTTGGGCTTTGTTTGTACAATACGGGGGTCATATACAGAATACTTTGCTACTTCGGATGCCATTTTTATACTTAGAAAGGGAAAAAATTTAAACTAAACGACGCTTTTAGAGGACGAGTCTTTTCTTGAAAAGTAGACGAAATGACACTGAACCTTGGTTGGGAAGACGAACAGGAATTAAAGAATTAGTTAATCTATTACGCCAGTATAAACTAATGTCTACATCAGTAATTCCATCATGAGAAGGATCTAAAGAAGAATAAGTAATAGTCTTAGGCTCGTAGAAAATAAATCCTTTCCAATAATCTGCTGTTAAAGCATCAACGGGAGTTTCAATAAGAACTTTTTGAAATGTTCCTGAATTAGAAGTATTACCTCCAATATTTGCAGCACCAAAACTAATAGGATTTGCTGAAGCTTCATTACGTACTGGTACTTGACTAGTACCCAAAACAAAAGATGCAATAGGTGACCAAATACCTCCAGTAGAAATAAAATCTTGAGTTAATCTAACAAAAACTGCTGAATTAATAGGTGTATAATCAAAAGGATTTGCTAAAACAAAGATTGAAGTCTTAGGTTCAGTTCTTAGAGCAACTCCTACAGCAGAATTAGTATTTGTAGTACCAATTAATAAATCAATTGGTAAACCCATGTCAATCACAACTTCAGGAAGAAGAACATTACCTACACCATTCCATGCTTGACCATAAGAAAAATAAATTGAATTGAAATTTGTTAGCAAAGATTCCAAACAAGTATTCATTCCTACAAAAGAATATTCACCCGTAGTATAAAGTCCTGCTTGAGCATAACTTACATTATAAGGGTATGAAAGTTTGTCTCCTACTTTAGTCATACAAGTCTTAGAATCTTGATTCACATTAAATAATCCAGTAGTTGGATCATATTCAAACCAAGGACATTGAGTTCCAAATAAAGATGTACCACCTATTGCAAGCCATGCTGTTCTTAATGCAGTATTAACTAGTTGAATCCAATGAGTATATGTATAGCAATAATAATAATCAGATTCAGTTTGTGTTGGTAATGCAGTTGTTGGAACTATAGTATAAGTAGCTTGATTTTCAGGTACCCAAATAATAGGTTCAGTTGCACTCAAATAAGTAGCTGTATTAGTATTACCACATGAAAAAGTTACACTATAAATTGTAGTTGTTACATCTGTAGGATCTTTATAAGTAAAATCAACGAATCCTACTGGATTATAAGTTCCATCTGCTATAAAATCACTACCATAATAAATAATTGTAAATGAATTTGCATCACAAGCAATAATTGGTTGAGGTTCAGTAAAATTTAAAAATGATTGGGAAAATCCACTACAACTTATAATATTATTACCAACTGAAAAACTATTAGGAAAAATATATTTAACTTGTTTATAAAATTTAAGTGGATCTATTGTACTTTCTTGTATATTAGAATCACTTACAATAGCAGAAACACCAGCTTGAATTGTATTTAAAATTGCTGGACAAATCTGAGGAATAAATAGAGGTAAAGTTTTAGGTGCTCCATTTAATGTAAAGTTTTGTACAGAAACTTCATAAGAAGATGCGTCAGGAATTAAAGGATTCTGTCTTGCATCTTGAAACACTATAGTAGGATCATCAGATTGCTGAATAGTAGATTGAGTGTTATTCACAACTGTAGCATTATAATACACTCGGTCTGGTGTAGCTTTCTTGCCATCAATTTCAACGTTTGTGAAGGACATTTGTTATTTAGCAATGATTTTTTTATTGCTTTACTTACCTATTAAATTGTATGTAAAAGCAGAAACGAATTCATCAGCTGGTAAACCCGTAGATTGAACTAACTTAATATAATCAGGTAACTTCAAATGTTTAAAATATAATCTAGTTGTACAATGACGTCCGCAAGTATTCATATTTACTTTGTCTTTTTGAAATGGAAATGCATTAGATTTAATTTCATAAGGACTTTGTTGTAATAATTGTGTTAATTTTTTAGAAGCTTGACCTAACTCTTTTAATTTTTGTGGAGAAAGCCATTCTGATTCTCCATCAGGATGGTAATTTCCATAAGGATCAAAATATTCAATTATATTAGAATTTCTATATTTTAATAAACATACCCAATGACCAGTATTTTCATTTTCTGTTAAGTATAAAAGCATAAGACGTCCTTTTGGATCTAAAACATCATCAATTCNNTGNGCTTTTAATAAATCAGGGTATGGAATAATTTTTAAGGTAGGAATCATTTTCTGAATGTCAGTCTCAGAAAGAGAATATGATTCTATTTCTGGCATTCTGTTTTCTAATGCTTCAGCTTGCTGGATTGCTCGCTCTAATTCTACTGGTTTACGGGAAAAAGGAATACCATTTAATACTGCTCGGAATCCTTGTTTTTTACCTAATTTATACGGCACAATAAATAAGTCCATTTATATTAAATCATCCATTATTTAATAGATGTTTTAATATTGGGTTTGATTATTGAATAGAATTCTTAGAATTTACATACGAAATCTTCTGTGTCTACGTCTTCCAAGACCTTGTAAATCTGCAGTTCCAGCTAATTCTGCTTCATATTGTGCCTGTGCTTCTCGTGCTTCTCTTTCAATTTCTGCTAACTGTTGTTGTTCAAGTTCTTCCTGTGTAGGTTCAGATTCAAGCAGAGGTCTTGTAAATTCTTCTATTTCTCCTGGTCTGCCAGTAGGTCTAAAAGATGGTCCTAATTGAACTTCACCAGGACGTTGAGCTGCAGTAGCACGTTGTTCACCAGCAAATCGAGGATTATATTGAGCCATTTGTTCACCAAGAATACGTGTAGAAAGTTGAGACATAACTTGTTGACGAGCAGAAAGTGGCTCATTAACTGTGCGTGCAATTTCACGAAGAACAGCATCAACTACTTTCAAAATCTTATTAATTTGATCAACTGATCTTAATTTCTTTTCTTGTGTTTCAAACACAAATCCTTGAACATTACCAAGAACAGGACGTCCACTTGATGGTCTTGTAGTTTCAAATAATCTTTGAATTGCTTGAGAATATTTAGTTACTTGACTAGGAGTTAATTCTGCTCCAACTTTAATAAATTGACTAGGAAGGTCATTTAATGCAGCAATTACTGCAGAACTTAAATTACCAACACCAAAAGCAGAAAAGATTTGTGACAAAAGTGTGTCAATAGTAGTTGTATTTTGAGAAAGTGAAATTTGTGCTGGTATTCCTCTAGAAAAATTACCAGTTGCCATTTCTCCATATTCTTGTGCTCTTTCTTGTAAACGTTGAGCTAACCATTCTTGACCTTCTTTTGTATAAATACGTCCACCACGGAAAGCATTTCCAGATGTACTATAATCCATAGGAGAACCATAAAATACACCATTAGGTACTGCAGAACGTGATGCAGGTCTGTCATAACGTTGAGAACGANCAGTAGTATTAATCTTCCCTTCCATTCCTAGTTGTGCTCTATGAGTATTTTGAACTCTATCCATAGCTACTTGACGTTCATGTGCAGCCCATGGACTTTCAGTACCAACATCAGGATCAAAAGAACTTCTAGAAGGAAATTCAGAATATTGTAATCCTCCACGATTCATTTCATAAGCTTGGTCAGGAAAGATCCATGGCATATACGGAGTAGTTTGAAACGTCATTTGTTTTATTCATCAGATTTAAAATATTTAATATAGACCATGCTCCTTTACATATTTAGAAGCTTGAGGAAGAGAAAGACCTTGTTCACGCATGACTTTCTTTACAATTTCTCCACGTGCAGAAGGTTTCTTACCACCCAACTTAAGCTTACTCTTTCCACTTCCCATTGATTCTGGAAATGTCATCAAACTTCTTGGTTCCATTCCTCTACCACCATGTTTACGTCCAAGTCCAACTACTCTTGCTGGTCTATTTGCCATTTTTTCAGCCATAATACGATCATATTCTCCACTCATAACCATTTCTTTATGATCACGGTCATATGCTGCTTGTTGTTCTGCTGCAGTAGGTGGTCTTAGTCTGGGACCAGGAGCTAACATTGCTCCACCATGTTTACGTCCAAGTCCAACTACTCTTGCTGGTCTATTTGCCATTTTTTCAGCCATAATACGATCATATTCTCCACTCATAACCATTTCTTTATG